TTAACTGTTTTTCTATTTAATATTTGGCAAATTTCATTACTAACTGACCATGTGGAAAAAGCTGCTGGTCTTATAACTACACCCTCATTACCAGCACCAGAACTTTCGTGTGTATTAGTTGCTGTTGTTCCAACCATTAAGTTACCTGAACTATCAATACGCATTCTTTCTGAACTAGCAGTTCCACTATGAAATATAAACGCATCATCAGTATCTAAACCTATACTCATATTTTGACTAGCACTTGTAAAAGTTGTAAGGACTTGCTTAGAGCTTGATGTACTTTCTATTGTTAATTGTTTATGACCAGCACCTTTGATTTGAATACCTTCATAGTTAGTATCACTTGCTATATGCAATAATTTAGATGGCGAAGTTTCTCCAATTCCAACCTTTCCTGAACTATCAATACGCATTCTTTCATTAGTATGCCCATTAGTGTAAAATCTCATATCTGCATTAGCTCTTGTCATTATTGACAATCCACCACTTGCACCTGAACCTGACCCAATTACACACCCATCTTGAACAAAACCACTTGCAGTTGTAAATGATGCACCTGTTGTCTCTAAAAATAATCCATCACTAATTGTTGAACTGTTAGTTATATAAACAACTGCCTCAGCTCCAGTACCTGAGTTAGCATTAATAAAGTGTCCTAATACTGGATCGCCATTATTTGATTCACTTACAGTTATATTACCTGAACCACTTGTTGTACCAATTAACAATTGACCTGAACTATCAATACGCATTCTTTCTGTATCATTGGTTGTAATAATAAAGTCGTGATTTGTTGCTGTACCAATTGCACCAAGTGTTGATGAAGCATATTTTTGTACTTCAACAGTATTACCAGTATGTATTAATTTTTGTATTGCACCTGAAGAACCTGCTAAATCTAAAACTGTAAATGAGCCATAAGCAACTGGTGTTCTTCCAACTCCAACATTGCCTGATTCTAAAACAGTCATTAAAGCATTACTTGTGTCAACAGCAGTTTGATTATGTCCAATAATAAATACTTGGTCTGTAGCACTATTATTTGAATCTATATTTATTCTTAAAGAATTAGGCGTATTAATAGATAAATTATTACTTGTATTAGTTTCTATGTTACCTGCTGCTAAAGTTAAACTGTTTATAGTTCCTGAAAATGTAGCATTTTGTGCAAAAGTTGCTTCTTGACTTGCATTGACTGTCATAGCTGGTGTTGTACCAACTGCTGATCCTAAACCAATAACTAAGCTATCTGAACTATCATCAAGTCCTACATAATAATCTTGTGCGTTGCCGTCAAAAACAAGTTTGGTATCTTCTGCGCCAGCATCACCAATAGTAAGACTTGGATTTGTGCCTTTGATTATTACCGCACCTCCAAAATCTACCTGGCCCATGTCAACGGCTGTTCCAGAAAGACTAAAAATGCCGTCAACTGAATCTAAATTATTGTTGAGTTTTGTACCCCAAGTATCAGTTGATGCCCCTACCTCTGGTTTTGTAAGGTTTAAATTAGTTGTAAATGTATCTGCCATAAAATATCCTCTATGCTGCGTCAGTCCAGGTTGTTGTTGTTAAGGACTGATCTGTCCAAGTTGTTGTAGCTGGTGTTTGATCTGTATAAGAGGTAGTTGCTACAATCTCTTCCTCCCATTTTAGACCTCCTTCAGCAGAAAATCCACTTGTTTGTGCAAATGTTCCTGCTCCTCTATCTATCTGTCTACCTACGGCAACTACAGTTCCTACCGCTGCAATTGTAGACTTACCTATAAAAGTAAATCTACCCACTGCTGTCATGTCAGAAACTACAGGTCCAATACTCGCGCCAAGATCAATTTGATGTCCTGTAGCTGTCATACCAGATGACGCTGCTATGACTGATGCACCTAGGTCTATTTGAACTCCAGATGCAGTCATACCTGATGACGCAGTTATAGTTGCTACGCCGTCATGTATAAGTGTGCTGTCTGCGGTAAATCCTGAAGATGCTGCTATGTTAGAAGCACCCGTAATTACAAATCTACCTGTTGCTGTAACTGCTGATGTGCCAGCTATTGTTGATGCGCCTGTAATAACAAAACGGCCAGTCGCAGTAAAACCTGATGATCCAGCCGCAGTTGCCTGCGCAAATTTGTAAGATGGTGTACCCCAATGACTCCTGCCGTATTTACTAAAGCCGTAGCCTACTGAGGCCATTGTATTAAGCTAATGTAATATCTAAGTCGCCAGCATCAAATCTAAACACATCACCACTACTTACTGTTTTGTTTGCAGTAAGAGCAGCATAAGCAAGTAAATTACCGCTTGATGATGCGTCAAAAATACCAACTGCAACTACTGTTCCATAGTCAGCTGTAGCTGTTGGATATTCAACTGCTGCTGCGTTTGTTGCGGTCGTTGGGTTTGTGCCAGAAACATTAAATGTAGCTGTTTGCCTTGCGTATGCGCCACCGCTTACCTCTGTACCACCACCAGTATCAGTTGGTGCTACAGTAAACAAAGCAACATGTAAAGTTGATGGTGCTGTAAAGGCATTACCACCAAATACATGTTCTAAAACTTTATCTTCTAAATAATCGCTAAATCCAGACATTTATATTCTCCTAATTGTTCTTCATATAATATATGTTTTTACCAGCTTTGCCATAAGTTTTTCTTCTTTGCATAAGAGATCCTTTGCCAAACTCTGCTTTTTCTTGTTGTAATCTTATTTCTTCTAAGGCTTTTTCAAACTGTGTTGTAAATAAAGGTATTCGCTCATCTTCCATCAAAAATACAGATGCGTGCTTTAAAGCACCATACAAATATGCGTCTGGATGATTTAGCGAAACAAAGTTTGTTGTGTTGCTATCACTCAAAGAATCTATTTTGCCATAGTATGTCAATTGTAAAGCGTAGCTTGTATCTGGTGTGGGTGCTAATTCTAAAGTCTTGTCAACTATTGCATAATAAATAGGTTGACCTGTAGAGTTGTTGTTTGATTTTCTATATACATCTAGTGATTCTATTGATTGTTGAAATAATGGTCTAAAATCATTTGATGTTATTTCTATATTTATTGCCTCTAACCAATCTGTTGGTAAAGTAAGGTATTGCGAGTCAGCTGTTGCTGTCGCTCTTTTGACCATATCTTTTGTTCGTAACCTTCTATTTAGTTCGCCTTCAGTTGCGTCAATAAAAAAATCTAATTGACTGGTAAGGTCTGATCTATTTAAAAAGTCGGCTATGTTTGTTTTTAATTCTGCGTATGTCATATTCTACCTTTCCAAGTTCTAAATGGTTTGTTGTCAGGATCATTTAACCATTTTTTCAATGCTTTTTTATCATTGATTGATCCGTCCCTAACCATCTGTTGATATATTACCATAGGAATCTCTGCAACATGACGAAATTCTTTGCCTGGTTTATATTCAGACAAATTTTTTACATAGTCTAGGGTGGGTTGTATGTTTTGTTTGGTATGACAAATCATCTTATCATCTTCAGTAGCAAAGATGTTTTCACTATTTTTAGAATAATCTAATACAGTTTTTGTTGCCATAATAAAGTGTGGGGGCATACACCCCCACATTACTAGCTATTAACCAGCGTCAGTTGATGAAACTTTAACATCAGCAATAATACCATGTGCTGCTTCATTCTTCATTTCAAGTCCGTATTCAACGACTATCATTTTAGTTTGAGCGTCACCGATTGTGCTTATGTCAATGGTTTCAAAATTTCTGAGGTATGCTACACCAGCAAATTCTGGATCTAACAGATGAACTGCTTGTTCTCTACTTCTGTTTGATGGCACAACTTGTAGTTCGCCAAAATCACCTGAGTAGATAGATACAGATGCTTCAATAGTGTTTGCATCCACAAACTGTCTAGCTTGTGATCTACCTGTGAAACCAGATATAACAGATTTGTTATATGGTCCGCACATTAAGATTGATGGCTCAGCACCACTTGTAAAACATTGTTGCTGAACATCTTTAAGCATAGCTTCAGTTAAGTCTCTTCTAGTACCATTGGTTCTAGCAGCAGAAGCAGATCCGTTTGCGCCGTCAGATGCTTTATTAACATTGGTTTGATACCAAGTTTCTAAAGATCTTGTTTGACGCGCAGCTGAAGCTGTACCTGTTACTTTAGCAATATTCTGTGTAAGGGCTTCTTCCATATCTCTTTTGAGGGCTTTTGCCATCAAAGCTAATTGGTGAGCCATTTCAGAATTTTTGCCAGCAGCATCAGATGCTTCTTGCGATCCTGTTACTGTTGCATCTCTTGAAGAGATCATACATACATTAGATTCTCTGACAGTAGCAGTAGAAGCTGATCTACTTAACTCAAAACCCTCTAACTGACCAGTTGAGGATGGAGTTGGTAGGCTTTCTGTTTGCCAGTCAAAGACCACATTACTTACATTACTTGTACCGACACTTGATAAAAAAGGTGTTTGCATTGGTGATATGTTATAGATTATATCACTTAGCTGTTCCCTATCAGCGGTAGCAGTATATGTATCAAAAGCGTTAGTTACTTTTGCCATTTTTTTACTCCTTAAAAATTATAATATTTTTTCAAATACTTTAGCCGCATCTGTAATTTTTCCAGACTTAGCCAACCTTTGTTTTGCTTTAGTCACAGGAGTTGCCGTTTTTGGTCGGTTTGTCGTACCAGGCCGTGCCACCTTTCTTGCTGGTGCTTTTTGTGTTGGTTTTTTCTTTGTGGCTGCAACTGTTTTAGAGTTCAGCCAAGCATTTCTCAAACCAAGTAAAGCACGATAATCATAAACCTGTTGTATCTCTTGCGGTGTATATTCCAACACTTTAATAGCATACTCGCTTATAGCAGCTTTTTCTTTGGCAGCAACCTCTGGGTTTTGCCATTCTGGGATTAGTTCAATGAGTCTTTGATTGCCGTATTCAACTTGTTTTTTGATAAGTTCTTGCTGTTTTTGGATTTCTTCTTGTTTGATTCTTTCCTGTTCAGCACTTACTGCATTCAATTTTTCTTTTTTTTCATCCCAAAGTTGCTTTTCGCGAACATAACCAACAGGATCATCTTTATAAAGTGTGTCCCAGTCTGGCTCGTTTGCCATTTCGCCCTTTAATTGGGCTTCCATCTTCGGTAACAACTGCGAATAAATCGCATCCCTTTGCGCTACTTCTTTGGCTTGCTCTTCAACAGTTTTTCGCTGTTGAGAGAGTTCTTGTGTTTTGCGCGTATAATCTTGCTGACGAGAATAGCCATTGATAAGTTCTTCTTGCGTGACCTGCTGTTCTATTCCGTTTACATTAACTGTAAACATTTGAGGTTGCTCGATTTCCTCATCAATATTTGTTTGTTCTTCATCTAAATTTTCGTCCTCTTCTATAGATTCTTCTTCGACTTCTACATCTTCTTCAAGACTTTCAGTTTCTTCTTCCTCTATTTCAGGGACATCTTCGGTAGGTGTTTCCACCACCTCAACTTCTTCGTTTACTTGCTCTTCTTCCTTATCCTCTTCGGGGGTTAAAAAACTTTCAAACATAGCGGTAGTTGTTTCGCCTTCTGTTTTAAGTGCAGTCGGTTTTTCCGTTGTTGCCATATAAATACTCCTTTACTGTATTTATGAATATTTTAAACGAA